CGGCGACACCATTCACGGTGACCACGTAGCTGAGCGTGGTGATATTGCTGGCGTCAATCACCGAGGCGACCGCCTTCTGGAATACCGCATTCATCTCGAGCAGGTTGATCGGCTGCGCGACGAAAATCGAATTGATGTAGGACTGAATCGCGACCGCTGCGAGCTGGTCGACGGACGCGCCCGCCGTAAAGCTCGGCAGGTTCGTGTTCCAGGTCACCGCTACCGTGACCTCTTGCAGTGGCGGGTTGACGAAGGGAATCGTGTACGTATCCGGGTTCTGAAAGATCGACACCTTCACGTCGCGCGGGCCGGGCGAGAAATGCGCGCCACCGATATAGGCACCGAACGCGCTGCCATTGGTGGTAGTGGTGATCGTCGTCGCCGTCGTCGAGGCGACCGTGTAGGTGCCGTTGAACGCCGCTGGCGTCGCGCCGGCCACTACCAGCGTCTGGCCGGGGATGAAGCCATGCCCCAGGTTGGTACTGATGACGACCGGGTTGGCGTTGGTCATCGCCGTGATGGCGAGCTGTGACCCTTGCAGGGACGAGATATCGGGCACCGCCTGCAGGATGGCCGAGGCGACCGCGTAGCTGTCACCGCCGCCGCAGATGACCTGCCAGCCGCTACCGGTCTGCCCAATCGCCACCAGACGCTGCTGAACGCCCGTAATGGCATAGAGGAGGGTCTTCAGTAGGGCTGGTGTGCCCGTGGCCGTGGCAAGCCCGGCCAGCAGCACCCGCGACCGATAGCTCTGCACGCCCTCCGATCCCGCTGCGGGCGTCCCCGCCTCCGGGTTGGTCACCGACAGCGTGATGGAACTGGCCACGGAGGTGACAAGCTGGTTGACCGTATCCGCCGGGATGGGGAAGGTGCCGGCGTTGGTAGCGACGGCGAAGAGCTGCGTCGTCTGCCCGCCCGTCTCGACAATGCCGCCATCCTGGATCACGTACTGGTTGGTGCCATCGCTGACAATGAACCCGGGCGAGATGACATAGCCTGGCGTGCCGGTGAACTGGACGAAGACGCTGCCGTTGGTGGGCACCCCCTGAGCGATGCCGGCCTGCGCACCGAGCTGCGCCAGCACGAAGGCGTTGGCGCCGTTGGGCGTGACGCTGTTGATCGCGTCGACTCGCGCCTGGTCCATCACCGCAAGGGCGCCGACATCAGTCGAGGAAATATCCTCAATCAGCGACCCTGGCAAATTGGCGGTGTATCCAGGGTTCGTCGACGCGACACCGGTGATAAGCGCCTGCTGCAGGGTAAGCGGGGGCGTGGCGATCGGTCCTGCCGGACCCATCACCAGGGGGATCTGCGTGGAATCGGTCATGTCGCTATGGTGTTCGTCAGTAGAGCACCGCTATGCGTGACCGCGGTGACGTTGTAGACGGGGTCGCCCTGCTGCTGCACACGCAGGATCGCAAGCGACGCGAAATAGCCGGAGAACTGGGTTTGCGTGTTCATCGTGTAGAAGTCCGGGAAGACCTGGGTCACGATGGTCTGATATTGCGGGATACCGTAGTTCGCGTAGAACGGCGACTCGCCCAGATTGAGCTTCAAGCATTGGGCGAGCGTGGTCAGATAGACGTTGTCGTTGAACCCACGAGCGTCGGTTTCCACGACGACCCAGGTCTTGTTGCCGAACTCGTCGGTGGTGCGTCCATAGCTGCGCATCGATCAGCCTGTCGGAGGATTCGAGTTGATCGTGGCCGAGCCAGGCTGCACGCCGACGACCGGGTGATGGTGTGCGGATACCGTGTGGCCTCCGTTGAACGTGCCTTCACCATTGAATTCGGCGGTGCTGTCGCCCGTGACGGCGCCATGGAAATGAAAGCCCGAGCTGTCGATGACCAGCTTGATCGACCCGAGCGTGACCGTGACGCCGTCGGCATTGAGAACGAGAGAGCAAGCATTGTCCGCCGTGCGGATGATCGCGCCCTCTGGCCCCATCACCTGTGCCGCATTGACGTTATCGGGCGGCGATTGCTGATCGCTGACCGGCATGAACACCAGCGCATTGAGATTGCCCTGAGCTGTCAGCGCCGCGGTGCCGCCGCCGATATTCGATACGCCGCCCAGATAGGCGTCGGCGGGCATGGTGACGCCCTTATCGCCCACCTGCGTCGGCATGCGCATCCAATTGCTTTCCGCTTTTGGGATCGTGATCTGAGGCAGCGTGAACACCTTGGATTCCACTTCGAACGCCACGGTGACGATCGATCCGTTGACCTTGACCACTCGACAGGGGAGTGCGCGGCCCAGCGTCTGAATCGCCTGCGAGGCGCGACGTATCGCTTGCTGGTTGGTCGTTTTCTGAATCCAGAGTTTGTTGTAGTTGTCGGCCATGATCAGGGGTTCTGCACGCAGTTGAAAATGGTGACCCACGCCGCACCATCCGGTGCGCGGAAGTTGCCGATTTGACGAAGCTCGACCACTTGGAAGCTGTTCTGGAAGGTGCTCTGGTACTTCAGGCTCGATGGCATCGAGGCCGCACTGGTGCCGACAATGCCCGGGGCATTCTGCATGCCCTGTGGCATCTGGATGATCGATCCGATTTCGATGTCGGCGCGCATCACTGTCGTCACCTGCATGATGTTCGCTTCGATCCATGTTGGCTGGCCGACGAAATCAGTAAACGCAAGTTGGATCGGCGCCGGCTTGTAGGTCTTGTCGCGGATCGTGATACGACCAGCCTGGAAGCTTATGTCAACACGATTATGAAATGTTTCTTCAGTGAAGTTACCGACAAAATAAGCAATGTCCTCTAACGTGTGTACGACATGCGGATTGTCATAGTTATTGACAAGATCGGCGCTTATGCTCACATCGATCTTTGTATTCGGGTAGACGATCGAAAGCATCTGCTTCAATGCGTCACCCAATGGCTGACCCTTGCGCCAGTTCAGCACGAAGTTGCCAGGATTGTTCGGCGTGTAGATCGACGGATACAGCACAAGGTCAAGCGTCATCTCCGTGCCGACCCAGTTGCCGAACGACTGAAACACCTGGCCGGCGATGATCGTGCCCGCCTGCTTCGGATTCGCCAGCGGTAGGCCGGCCTGCATGCCTGCGCGCAGCGTGAGATTCATGCCGGCGAACTGCTGGGCCTGGGCCAGGTCTTGCAGCGACATCCCCTCGATCGTCAGCGATTGACCGCCGCCCGGAGTGGCATAGGGGAGCACTGGCATATCGAACATGACGTTCAGTGCCGCAGGATCGAACCTCCCCTGGTACTGAGATGACCATTGCCGGAACGGCGTCGAGCTGCCCGGCTTCGTCAGGGTAATGTCGTAGTAGCGCATCAGGGTCCTATCTCGATGTTGCCTGTGTCCTCGCGGAAGAGGATCGTCGACGTGGTGAAGATGCCCGTGGCAAGGTAGATGTTCGCGGTAAGCGGCGATCCAATCATGGCGCCGTTCCATGTCACGTTGCCGGCCTGGTCGGAGAGGCTCAAATACCAGCGCTGCCCGGCGATATTCCAGGTAACGGAGAGGGCGTATGTCGCACCGTCAAGCACCACAATGGATTGGAACGGTGGCGATACGCTGTTGTTCGGCAGGAAGGCGATTAGGGTCGTCATTACTGCACCACCGATCCGACGACACCTGAGAAATCGGCGCCCTGCGCCGGACCGGTGTTGTAGGTCTGAGCTGCACCAGCAAGACCGGTGAGGCTCCCTGGCGCTCCCTGGATCGGACCACCGACTGCCGCGCCGCCACCGGACCAATCGGGCGAGGTGATCTGCTGGCCGCCCGTGAGCTGGCTCATTTTGTTGTTGAAGGCTGAGGCCACCGCGTTCGCGGCCTGCTGCGACACCAACGGCTGGATGAAGTCGAGCTGGTAGCGAATCTGCTGCTGCTTCGTCTCGTTGGTGGTGACGTCTGCCATGCCGGTCATGATGCAGTTGGTGTAGATGAAGGCCGGCGTCGCAATGGTGTAGGTGCCACCGGACAGATTGTGCTGCTGTAGCGCGTTTTGCAGGGAGGTGAAGATGGCCAGCTTCGTCAGGTAGCCGCCCGCCTCCTTGACGGGCGCGATCATCTCAAGCGAGATATTCAGCGGCTGCTGGATAATGGCGTTCGCGGCGACCTGCTGATTGGCGAACGGGTACATGCCGATCGTGTTGCTGATGAGGTTACTGCCGGGGATCGGCACAAAGCGCGCGAAGAAATCATCGGTGCTCACGCTGCCCGATGACAGAATGCCCTGAGCCAGAGCAGCAACCTGCCCCCAGAGCGCCACAATCGGCACCATGTTGCCAAGGATGCTCGATGCCGACCCACCGGTCAGAATGATCGGCGAGATCTGGAAGGAAAGGTCGTACGCGGTGCGCGCGGCGGAGGCTATGGTTGGCATGTCAGATAGCGGCCGCGTTCGCCGACACCGCAACGTTGGTGCCGGACTTGTTTGTCACCTGGATCTCGATTTTCATTTTCTGCATTGCCTGTTGCCGCGCAGTACCGGTCGCGATCATTTTGGCAATGAAGCCCTGCGTCTCCTTGGGAAGATGCTTATCCCAATCCGCACCATTGGCCTGTATATCGGCATCCAGCGATTTCGGGTTCCAGTTCCATGCCGCCAGCTCTTTCTTGATGTCGCCGTGATAGCGGTCCTGCAATTGCTTCCACAGCTTCGCTCCACCCTCGACGTTCTGCTTCCAGTCGAATGGATCAGCAACCCCTAGCGCCTTCGAGACCCCCGGCATGAGTTGCATGAGGCCCTGCGCGCCTTTGGGAGACGTGATCTTCGGGCTATTGGTGGATTCCACTGTGGCCAGATCCGAAAGGATGTAGCCATCGATTCCATATTTCTGCTCCATCTGCCGCATGAAGCCTGAATACTGGCCCCCGGACGCATTGGCAGCCTGCTTCATTTGTGCATCTCGCGCCTTCGCCGCGTCATTGAGCGCCCAGATCTTGGCGCCAGTCGGGAGCGTCTCCAGGTGATAGTCCTGCGGGTTCTGCCCGATATCGGCGTTGGAATAGCGTTCGAGCTGGTTGCTGGCAACATCACTACCGCTACCATCCGTTGGCGCATCGGTATCCGGCTTTAGCCATCCCGCTGCCTTGATTGCGGCATTTCCCAGCACCTTCACCGCATCTAAGAACTTTTGCACCGCATCGCGAAACTCTTGCGACCCGAGATATTTGGTGAAGGTGTCAATACCGCTGGCGATGGCATTGACGTTCTTCTCGGTGAAGATGTTGTTGAGCAGCAGCTCGGCGTCCTTTTCAATCCCTGTAATCAGGTTCCCCAAATGGGGGCCAAGATCGGCCAACTTCTTCGTCAGCACAGTTTCCAAACTTTGGCCGGCAACCGTCACTTGCCGCATGAAGTCATACATCTTGTTTGTTGTCGATGCACCGATATCCAAAATGGCGCTGTCTTTGCGGTAATTGTCGAGGCCGCCTTGCAGCAACGATCGATTGGTATTCCCGGCCAGCTGAACACCCTCAAACGTCATCCCAGACTCGAGAAAACCCTTTGTCCGAAGATAATCAACCGTGTGCATGCTGCTCGGTGTGCTGGCCCACCAGTCGTGTGCTTTCAGCGCCATTTGCGCGGCCAGCGTTCCTGGATCGGTATTAAGCACCTGATCCTGAGACAGCCCTGTTGCACGGCTCAGCCACATGCGGCCAAGAAGATTGCCCTTATTCTCCGAGACGCTGTTAAGCATGCTGGGGTCTACATACTGACCAAGATCGGTATTGAACGACCGATACTGCCCTGTGGTCATGCCAAGACCGAGCGCGCTGCGCTGGTTGCCGACAGCACTCTCCGCCAGCTTATTCATGCCGAAGGTCGCGCCAGCGAAGAGTCCGGCACCCCACCCGGTCGTCTTCATGAGGAACTTGCCGATACCGAAGATCGATTCGCTGACCTCCTTGGCGTGCTTGGCGATGCCCTTCATTTTTGACTCGCTGCGCTCGGATTCATCGCCCAGCTCCTTCTGCGCATCGATCGCATCGCGCATCGACTCACTCAGCTCCCGCGCGTAACGGGTCGCATTGAGCATGGCATCGGACATCAGGCCGGCGGCGGCGGCGAACTTCGCGTGCGTCTCGCCGGCAACGTCGTCGATCTTCTTCCATTCCTCCGGCGCATGAGAAAGGCGCTCCTCATACTCCTGGTACAGCGCGTAAAACTCCTTGAACTGCGAGCTGTCGACGTCGACCTTGATGATGGGCTTATTTGCCATGGATGAGGCCTTTCAACAGGTCAAGGGCATGCCGCTCCCGGAAGGCCCGGGAGGTCTTGTAGGCGAAGTCGTAGCGTTCGAAGGTGTCGTTGAAACCGAAGGTGGCGACCTGGTTCAGCACGGAACCGACGACGCCGCCTTCTTGCCGGAAGTCTCGGCCGGCATCGAGGTCTGCAAGGAAGCGGCGAACTCCGTAGCCGGTAAGGACGTGCTCGACCCCCTCAAGAGCGAAGCCGTTTTTGTGCAGATGTTGCGCCGGTCGGCTCGTCGGCTCATCGCAAAGTGGCAGGTAAAAAAAACCAGAGCCGACTCCGCCTCCCCCCACTCTTCGTCGTCGAGCAGTCCGCGGGTGATCGCGATGTCGACCGGGATCATGTCCCAGCCGCGCTCGCCGGGCACCAGCACGACCGTGAGGCGTTTCATCTCCGCGATCAGAGCGCGATACGCGGCATCCGACGGCACACCCTGCCCGTCGACCTCACCGCGCTCCATGGCTTCTTTGCGAGCCTCGTCACGCAGCGTCAGCGAGGCGATGCGCGGGCCGGAGTCAACGAGGAAGTGCACGCCCTTGCTGCTGAGAACCGCCTTCGTCGCAGCCAGCACGCGATAGTTCGCCTCGAAGACCTCGCGCGCGATCGGCGTGTGGTAGGCGTATAGCGTGACGCCTCGATCACCCTCTTCCCGAATCGGGAGAACCACATTCAGTGACTCGTTGATGTGGGTCATTACAGGTTCCACATGTCGGAGTTGATGTAGTAGATGCCCTTGAGCGTCAGGCGAACGACAGGGTCGGTACCATCGAAGGCGCCAGGATCGATGTCGTTAATGATCGAGTTGTCGAAAGACAGCGTGGGGAACGCGGCACTATCGGAGTACACCGAGATGCCGCCGATGTTGGTGTTGGTCAGCGCCTGAGCCTGCCAAGCCGCCGCGAGTGATTGCGTGCGCAGCAAACCGATGCTGATGTTGGCCATCACATACGGTTCCGGGGACTGCACGCCGCCCGTCGCGGTACCGATCAGCTCGGCGTAGGAACCCTGGAACTGGATGCGGGCGAATGACTTGCCCATATACGGCGAGGTGATGTTGAGGTTCGGAAATCCCGGGATCACCACGGAGCAGCGGACGCGGTTCAGCGTCCCCTGCGGAACAAACGGAGGGGTTGCCATGCGCTACTCCTTAGGAGACGAACTGAACGGCGTCGAGGAAGAACGTGATGGTCAGGAAGCCGTTCTGACCGACCAGCGTGGCCGAGAGGCCGTTGTAGATGCCCGCGGCGTAGTCGGCCGGGTTCTGGGTGACGTAGGTGGCGAAGGGCACGGCCTCGACCGTCACGCTCTGTGCGCAGCCGTAAGCGACCGCGTTGTTTGCGATTCGCTCGGCGATGGCAAGAAGCGTATTGACACCCGGCTGGTCATACAGCAAGGGCGGATTCTGGTTCGAGCCGTTGATGATGCCGGCGGCGAGCGCCTGCTTGACGTTGATGCGGAACCAGTCGATGCCGAACCACTGCGATGCCTGCGTGCCATCCATCGTCGTGCCCTTGAACAGGCACGCAGTGGAGATGCCGCCCTCGGCACCGGTGAGTACGATGTTGCCGAACGCGGACAGGATGGTGCCGATGTTTGCGGCATTGCCTTGCTGCGGCCAGGGCGTGACGCCGAACAGGAACCGATAGGACATCGGCGCCAGCCGGTTGGCCGGCCCGGGATTGTTTACCAGCCACTGATAGAAGGCGGAGGCGGCTTGATGCTCAGATGCAGCCTGCGCCGGGCTGGGAACAAGCGCGACAACGGCCTTGTTGCCGTCATACAACGAGATGTTGGCGACCGACGAGGTAACGAAGAAATACGTCTGGCCGTTCGGGCTGGAGTAGTTCTCCGTCATCGTGGCCAGCGCGGCGCCATCCCAGTCGCCGGGTAGGAGGTAGGCGTAAAAGACCTGTGGCGAGGCGTGCCCGGTGATCCAGGCCTGGAGCGCGGTGATGCCATCGGCCGCAGTCGTTTGCGCGCCCAGCTCGAGCAGGTAGACCCCCACCGCATTGCCCTGGGCGAAGTAGGTCGTCGCTGCATCGATCACGAAGCCCGCGCTGGGTGGCGTATAGGTGCCCGGTGCAGTCTCCGTGCCGGGGTTCGTGGCGATCTGGTAGGTGAAGGTATCGGCGCCGGTCACCGTTGCCTTGAAGGTGCCGTTGTAGCCCACCGGCGTGGCGCCAGCGATGATGACCGTGAAGGTCTGTCCAGTGGCCAGGCCAATGGCCGCGGCAGCGGTCGCCGTGACGGTGCCGGTGGCCCAGGACAGACTGTCCAGCGTGAGCGCCGCCGGCAGCAGCGCGGTGACGTCACTGAGCTGGCCACAGAACTGGTAAGTACCTGTGGCCAGGGTGGTACCGCCCGTCGATGGGATGGCTCCGCTCTGCTGCAGCTGCGACGGAGCCGGTGCCCGCGTGACCACCGTGTTCAAATTGACGATGGTCGGGGTGATGTTGTTCGCCATGAGGGCGCGCTCCTGTTAGCTGAAGGACACCGCGACGACGCCGGCCGTGCCGGGATTCACGACAATGCCGGTGTTGCAGGAGAATTCCAGGTACAACACAGTCCCTGCGGCCGGCCAGCTCGCCGCGGCCTGGAAGATGGCGGTCGTTGCCGAAGCACCGCCGGTAGTCGCTGCGTCGTAGATGCCGAACGTGCCGCCGGTGGCCGCTGCCACAACCACCACGCGATAAACCGTGCCAGGCGTCGCCTTGATGACGGTGGGCGCGGTGACGTTGAGCTTGGAGGACGTGCCGCCGGGACGCGGAACGATGGGATTCTGGGGCATGGGAAACTCCTAGATGGTGGTGGTGACGCTTGCCGAAAGAATCAGCCGGCGCACGATCGCGTCAGCCGTCCCCTGGTAGTACGACGCATCGATGTCGATGGTCTTTTTCATCGCGAGCGCAGTGATCTCGACCTGGATGCGTTTCTCGTCGCGGATCGCGGGCGAGTTGCAGAAGCCGAAGTCATCGGTCAGCAATGAGTAGTCGATGAGCGACTGGTAGAACTGGATCGCCCGCTGATTGGTGAAGCCGTATAGCGTGAGCCGCACGCGATCGCGCATCAGCTGCGACGAAGGGCAGCTGTGCAGCGGTGAAGCGCCAGTGCCTGGATCGATATTCCCCGGCCATTGGATGATCGGGAATGCTCCGATTGCTTCCGTGGCGCCTGGCTCAATATGCGCCGTGATGTAAGGCGGAGCGACGTTGTCCGGTACGAGAAACGATGGATAGACCGGTGCGAAACTGTTCTGCGCCAGCCAGATCGGCAGGCTGTTCGAGACGATCGGCCCTACGGGCAGATCGTCGATAGAGTCGATCAGCTGCGCCTGGAGCGCCGGATAAACAGCATTGCCGCTGTAGTGCCACAGGTTCGCCTGCTCATAGAAGGAGCCGCGATCACTGAACACGATCTGCAGCGAAACCCCATCCACCTGCCATGTGCCTACCCAGAGCGTGGCCGGGTCGACGGCATTGATCTCGGTGATCTCCTGCTGCGCGGTGAAGATGAAGCGGTTCTTCGCGATCGTCTGGTCTTCGTCCTGGTGGCGATCGGTGATGTAGTGGAGCGACCCCTTGAAGTCTTGTCGATTGCCGGTGGCAACCCAGAAGACGTATCCGTCGACAGGGACAATGGATTTCGAGTACTGCTTGAACGGAACCGTCTGATTTCGCGATAACGAGTCGAGGCCGGCGTCCAGTGCCGCTTGCAACGGCTTCGGTGCGCCTGCCGCTTCCGTAATGATGGCCATCAGTCCACCCATGCCCGGAAGCTGGCCTGATAGAGGCCGGTGTCGATGAAGGCCTGGCGCGGCTTCTGCGTGTTCGGGTTCTCCTTGCGGTGGTTGATACCCTTGTCCGCCGCTTCGATCGTCAGCGCTTCCGGAAGTGCCTGCTGCCCAGCATCGAACTGGCGTTGCATCTCGCCCGAATCGAGGAAGTCACGGAACCTCTCTTCGATGCTGCCCATCACCGGATTCAGATCCAGCTCCGCTGCTGGCTTGCCCTGTGCCGCGCTCTCGATCGCCCCGGCGACCGCATTGGCCAGGGCGTTACCGATCCACTCCTCGTGCAGTTCCACGAAGGACCGCATGATGTGGTAACGGTCTTCGAGGTAACCGGCGACATCACCGGTTGTAGTCGCACCAGCCGAGTCCGTATAGCCGACATCGACGACCCCGAGGTTCAAGGTAGGCATCAGCTGATGCCCACCACTGTCGGCCCGGCCTTCTGGGCATAGGCCATATAAGCCCGGCCCCACGGCGTCTTCAGCAGATCGAGGTCGCCCATCGTGATGGTCTTGAAGAAATCGGGGACGACCAGCGTCTGACTCGTTCCCTGGTCCGAGCTGGTTTGCACGGGGCCGCCGACCAGGGAGAGCAATCCGAATTCCTTGCGAAGGTCGGCGAAGAATCGATAGCCGAAAACACCTTCGTTCGTCACCGCCCCTGGGTTGGCCTCCAGCCCATAGGCGAATGAATCGGCACCCATCACCATCGCGGCGAAGCATCCGTTATAGGCCAGCGGCAGTACCGCGCCGACCTGGATGCTGACCGTCTGCCCCACGGGGAAGCCCAACGCGACCGTTGGCGTCGCGATCACAGCGCCGCTCGACCAGGTCATCGAAGTGATCGCCAGACCGGTGATGTCAGGCGCATGACCGACCAGCCAGTGCATGCCGAAGTTGTACACCGCGATGACGTACTCAATGCCCGGGATCTGCGGGACATCGAGTACGGTGTTCACGGCATGCGTCAGCGCCCACTGGTAATAGCCGGATTCCGGATCGAGGTATCCGGCGAGCACGCCCTGGCCCTGGCAGAACAGAATGAAGTCCGGCAGGTTGGGCTGGTGCGGATCGGCGAAGGCCATGGCTTAGACCGGGAGCTTTGCGCTACTGGAGCCGTCTTCCGACACGCCGACGGAGAATTTCACCTCCGCGCCGGTGGGCTGCTGATTCTTCGGCACGTCCTGGGTAACCTCGACTTCGGTGGAGCGTACCTGTCGATTCTTGCCGCGCTTCGTGTCGCGGTGTGCGGCATCGAAGCCCAGTGCTGATCGCGTCGCCTCCGTCGCGGAGCGCTTCTCCTGCGCGTCGACCAATGCCTCATGACCGCCGACGATTTGGCTTTCGGAAATGGCGCGATCGCTGCTGTAGAAGATGCCCGGAAAGCTCTCCAGACGCCCGCTGACTTCCGACGCTTTACGGCCACCGAAGCGCTCCAGCTGCTCGATGACCTTGGCCTGTTGCCCTGCGTTCCAGTCCTTCCCTACCTCGACCTGCGTTCCCGACTCGATGCGCACGAAGTACGGCCGCGTTTTCTCCGGGATGCGGAAGTGGTGATGGAAATTCTGCTTGGTGGTGTTTGCGATGAAGAGTGTCATGTGGATCCCCTTAAAGGATCAGGCCTCATGACTGAGGCCCGAGCATAAAAAAAAGCCCCAACTGGGGCCGCGGTGGTGTTGCGTGGTGCTGGCGATCAGTAGGGCAAGTTCAGGATGTACAGGCCCTGGGGGCGAACGCTCCAGCCCGAGGTGACGCGCAGTTCCTGCACCTCGGTGATACCGCCGTCGGGCGTCGGCGTCGGGATCTTGCGCGGCGCCGCCATATCGGCGTACTGCAGGTTCACCGCCTTCATGTTCGGGTTGATGTCGGCAGCGATGTTGGTGTTGATGCCCGCAATCGTCGGCTGCTCGATCTCCGAGATGGTCAGGATCACCGCATCCGTGCCACCGGCGCCCTTGCCGATCAGCGTGTCGTCGAAATACACCTCGAGCGTGTCGCCATTGCTTTCGGCGACCTTCTCGACGACTTCCAGGGTCGTCGCCGTGCCGGCGCCGGGGCGCTGATACTGCACGACCTGGACGATATCGCCGTACTGCCATTGCAGGGCGACACGCTGCGGGGCCAAGATCTGAATCTTGTTCGCGATCCCCTTGCCGGACTGGAACATCCCAGTCTTGAGCGCCACGATCTGGCCCAGTAGCCACAGCGACATCTCGCCGTTGTCGTAGGTCGACACGGAGTCATTGCCGTAGCTATCGGGCGGCAGCGTGACCTGCGTGGCGCCCACGCTGTTGAGCAGGCCTTCGCCGTTGGCGGGGCTGAAGCCGTACAAGGCGCCGGTGCGCATCTGCTGGAAGATACCCTGGCGCCCGGCCAACTCCTGCGCGTGCGGCAGCGACACGCTGTAGTTCGCGGCTGCGGCCATGTCGTGATGGTCGTAAATGGCACGGGTGCGGACCAGGTAGGTCTGCGTGCTGTAATACGACGCCACCAGGGTTGCGGACGGAAGCAGGTTGAACGAGGACTGGGATGCCTGCGAATCGGTGCGCAGGTCCAGCGCATTGATGTACACGTAAAGATCGTCGCTTCCGATCTTGACGCGCTGCTTACCGCCGGCAAGCACGCCGCAGAAGCCCGACGGCTGGGCGTAGGTGATGATCAGGTCCGGTTCCGAGAAGCTCGGAGTCACCTTCGCCTGTGCGGGGAAGTAATTGCTCATGAATGTGGCTCCTTAGATCAGGATCACGGCAACAGGGCCAGTCGCCCAGGTCACCGCACCGGTGCCGGAGTTGTAGCTGACGACTTTGCTGTTGGGGTTGATGGAGAGGACCTTGGTGGTGGCCGGCAGGGCGATGGCGCCCGCGGTGCCGGTCGCGGTGAGCTGCTGAAGCGCCGGATCCCAGAACAAGGCCACATTGACCGCGCCGCCTTCCAGCGTGGCGACCAGTGATGCCTGCACGGCGACCTTGATGCGCGCATCGCTGCCGATGCGGAAGAAGTTCATCGTCATGCCGGCCTGCGCCGTCTGTACCGAATTGCCCGGCACGAGGATCATGTTGTTGGCCTGCGTGAACACGCTGAAGCCCGTCAGGGTCGCGGCGGAAGCGGCGAGCTGCAGGGTGGTGCCGAGGTTTCCCTCGCCCACGGTGGAGACCAGCTCCTCCAACGCCATGCCACCCCAGACGGGCTGGGTGACGCCAGCGGCAATCACACCCGAGGACAGCTCCATGCGGGTCGACGGATCATCGACGAAATCACCCTGGACATAGCCCTGGGTGCTGGTCAGGAAGGTATTGGTCGGCGCCGTGGTCAGCGCCGGGTTAAATGCGATATTGGCCATGGAAAGGTCCCCTTATGCCTTGGCGGAGGTACGGTTGACGCGACCGACATAGCCAGGCGCCATGAACGGGGCGAAGGCGGTGGCGATATCACCGGAGTATTCGGTGATGGTGCGGCCAGCCATATCCGTGCGCTTGTGCGCCATGAGGCGGCCGGCGGGAAGCACGGCGGGGCTGCGGGCGACCGTCGCGGCATCGGCATAGATGCGCTCTTCGATGACGCCGAACGAAGCCGCGTCGAGCGAATCCAGCTTGACCCCTTTGACCGCAGCGCTGTGCTTCTGGAACTTGCCGGCCAGGCGCTTGCGGTACTCGATCGGCGATTCGCCATGCAGCGGCGGATTCACCGAATCACCGAACATCTGCGCGAGGCTGTCGGCGCGCGCCTGAGCGGTGGCCAGTTCGTCGCGGTCGGTGGCGCTCAGCGGCTTGGTGATGCCGGCGATGCGTGCGTCCATGGCGGCGATGCGCTGACGAAGTTCCGCATTTTCGCGCGCAGCAGCGTCGGCGCGCTCCTCGGACTTGCGCTCCTTGTCGCCATCCTTCTCAGCTTCCTTGATGGCTTCCGCGGCCTTGTGCTCCTCCTTCTTCTCGGCCCCGCCTTCGCGCTCGGCTTCCTTCTCGGAATCCTTACGCTCTTCCTTGTCTTTGCGCTCCTCCTTGTGCTCCTCGGCACCCTTCACGGCGGCGGCCTCGCGTTCCTTTTCGGATTCGGCATCCTTGCGGTCGGCGACTTCGCCCTTGTTTTCGAATGCGTCGAACCGGGTATGCAGTTCGTCGCAACGCTTCATCAGCGCATCCGCCCAAGCGGGGACTTTCTCTTCGTTCTCTTCCACAGCGGAATCTCCGTCGTTGTTGACACCAGTGGGTTCCCCGCCTTTGTCCCACACGCCGGCCTCGCAAACGGCCAGGTGATCGATGTAGGAAGGGGTGCCTTCAATCAAAACCGTCGAACCGTCTTCAAGCTGGACGGTCTTAGTCGAACCGGCGTCGCGGAAAACAACCGCCGGGCTTGTCGATTCGTGCGACGTGCACATGAGCTGCGCCGCTTCGTCATCGAACACTTTTGCGATGCCCCAGGGTTCATCGCCCTTTACGTAGGGCAAGAACATGGAGCCGATCGAGCGCTGCCTGAACTCATCCGCGTTCAGGATCGCCTGGTCTTCGGGGTGCATGAAAATCAGCGGCAGTCCATTGCACCGTTGAAGGAATTCATCGGACTGGTAGTACTCGGTCGGCCGGTAGACGTATTCGTCATGCGGCTCGCCGCGGTAGCTGACGCCGGTACCGCTGATGCGAACGTCGAACAGCCACATGTTTACGTAGCGCTGGGGCGAGAGAAGCAGCCCCTGGGCCATGCGCTTGGCGATATCCAACTCGTTGCCGGTGACGCGCTCGATCGTCTCCCTCACCTTTCGGTGCATGGGTTCGGGGAGCGCATCTGGCGCAAACCAGCCCCAGTTGGTGTGCTCGTCGTTCAATTCCGGCTCAAACGGCTCCGGCACCTCCTGCAGGTAGCAGGTGAAGACACCCTTGCCGCCAGGGATCGAGTTGCGGCGGACCGTCCAGCGCAGCCCCTCCGGGCAGATGCCGATCTCCTCAACGCATTCCCGCTCCGCCGCTTCTGCAGGCGTCTCCCCAGACTCCAGATGACCACCGGGGCTACACCACTCCCCGGAGTCGCTTCGTTTCAGAAGCAGATACAGCGGGCCAGGGGCGCGGAAGAGGATGCCTGCGCAGTCACCCTTTGACATATCAGGCTCTCACCCTCGTTTCTTCCAGCGCCTGCCGCCCCTTGGCGGTCAGCATCTCCGCCGGCAGGTCACGCAGGTTGTGCAGGTACACCGCGTAGCAGCGACAGAACGGTTCCTCGGCGGGCGCGGTCATCTCATCGAGGTAACCGGCGCCCTTATGAAGGAAGCCCTTCTCCATCGCCCAGCTGCCGCGGATGGCGTAGACCTTCTGGTCCCGTTCCTTATGGTCAGGGCGGTAGTCATAGCCGGGCTGACGCCAATGCGAGCGCCACCGGGCAGCGATCGCACCGGTCTGCTGGGCGACAACCGCATCGATTGACGACATCAGCTTGTGACCCTGATCGATCGCCACCCGGCGCTCTTCGTAAGTGAGCTGCTTCAGCGCATTGCCGATGTCCTGCTTCACCTCCCCGCGCGCGACGACGCGCGAACCGCCGGCCGGCACTGAGGTGGCCCAGCCCGAGAACCGCTGCAGAGTCTTCTCGATCGCCTGCTCGCGATTCAGCTTGATCAGGCTCGCGCTGGCCTGAACTCGACGCGTCAGCTCGTCACGCAACTGAGGCTTCAGTCGCTCGACGGTGTACTGCGATACGCCGGGGTGCCGCTTCTTCACGAGCGTATAGGACAGGGATCGCTTGAAGAACGATTCCATGGCCGACTTCATACGCTGGTCCACCAGCTCGGCGGACGGCGCATCCTGGCGCGCCACGGCGCGCAGCCGGCGCATCCATTCCGTCAGCCGCTCCGGGCTGTCGAACCCGAACTCCGTGAATTCCCTGATCGCTTCCGTCAGGAGTTCCCGCAAGGTCATCATCGCCAGTTACTCGTGCGAGGATTCGACTACGGGCTTCGGTTCTGCCGGCGGTGGTGCCGGCGGCTCGTAATTCTCCATCGCCTCGATATCGATGTTCATCGGCGTTCGAGCGAATGTCTCGCGGCTGTTGAAGACATCCGCCAACCAGCCGGCGAGCCGCGCCTTGTTTTCAGGATCCATGGCCGGCGCCAGCACCTCGAATGCGGCGATCGCGGCTTTCGTGACGACATCGTCTGTCTTCACCTTCTCGCTATCGGGTTCGACCAAGAGGTTCGGCCAAACTGCTTTGAACGCGTTCTTCCAATCGTAGAAAGCGGTGTCGTATGGCACCTCGGCCAGCTCGCTATACTTGCGCTGTAACGCCTCATAGAACTTCGGATTCCACGCCCGGCGCATGACCAGGTTGTCGAAGAACCGATAAATGGGGTCCGCCTCCTTGCGGATACCGGCCACAAAGCCCGCAATCTCTTTCGCGTCCTCCGAACCTTCGCCGAAGCCTTCCGCCAGGGTCTCCTGGTTGATCAGGCTTGCCGGCATATCCGCCGCGGTGGCGATATTCTTCAGGATGTTGTTGCGCGCGAACTCCGCGGCATCCTTCAGGTTTTTCAGGTCGACAGACTCGACCTCTTCCTCTGTGCCTATAGAAAGCACGTTGCCGGTCTTGGCGCCCCTGAGAACGAGGCGTTTCATGCTGTAAAACGCACGCACCGTTTTATCAATGATCGAACCTGGCGACTTCATCTTCATCACCAGCAGCCCGGCCTTCTCCGTCACGGAGTTGTCCGTGATCATCGAAAGCACGTAGCTCTTCAGCGGGAACAATGCCCGCTGGTACACCGAGCGGCCGACGAAACCGAACGCCGAGTTCGTCCACTCGATGTAGATCGGCTGTTCGTTCATCACAATCGCGGTGCGACTGGGGTGATACGGCTTGCCCGCTACCGACACCGCGACAGGCTTGAGGAAGCTCGATTTGTTGGGATCCTGCTCCAGCACCAAGCTTCCCGCGGTGTTCAGCGGGTCCAGGATGTTGAAGCTCAATTCCAATTCGTGGATGCGGTCCCACGGCAGCGGCTCATTCACCGGGATGTCATCGCACAGCATCGCCACCGCTGCGATGCCATAGACTCGGCTCAAGGCGTGCACGTTGCGGATCATCGTGTCCGCGCCGACCACGCCAATCCGCTCCCATTCCTTCTCGAACGCTTCGACCAGGTCAGCCTCGGGACCACCGGTCACGGTGATCTTGCGTGGCTGGCTCTGCGCCCGCTTGATCGGTGCCTCGGCCATCTTGGCGCCCAGCGGGTGATAGGCGTAAATGGTCTTGCAGATCTCATACGACGGCGACATACCTGGCGCGATGCCGTCACAGGCAAGAAGCTCCATGAGCGCGGAAGGCACAGCATTCTGCACGCCCAGGGTGGCCTGGCCGCTGCTGTCTTCGAATTCGCTCATGCGTCAATAGCCTTCGCTGTCGCCCAAGCCAATGGCGACGCCGTATGTGAATGTGTCGAGCAAGTCGCGAGGCCCATCACGCTGGCCCATGCGGAAACCGCAGACCTGAGAGATCAGGTGATTGCGAACCTGCCCTTTGAAGTTCACGACCTTGTCGTGTGCGTAACGACTGATCTTCACCATGCCGCGAAATACGTAACCCGATACCGACAGCGCCCGGCCTTCCTTGCCCATGGCCGTTAGGTCGCCATCGATCGCCTCCACCGGCAGGTCGTTGCGCCGGCCCTGCTGGATCAGCACGATGCCGGACGCCTTGTCTTCGATCCACGCACCGAGACTGCCCTGGCGCGCCTTCGTCTGTGCCGCCAATTCCTCGCAGCGCTTAATGACGCCCGGCAACCAATCTTCGAGAAGCGCACCCTCGATCTGGATGATGTCCCAGTCGAGGATGACGAGTGGCGTGCCGTAGAACTTGTTTCGCGCGTAGTACGTCACCGCAGTGCCGTCGTGCTGCGCGTTGTCCTTCAGCGCGGTATCGATCACCGCATAGACTTGGTCGCACCGCTCCGGGTAGTCGACCGCCTGGCCGTTCTCCAGCAGCGACGACTCGGCGAAGAACGCGGAGCCGTTCCAGTCGACGAACTCGGCGAGAAACTCTTGCTGGTAGACCAACGGCGGATATTGGTCACGCAGCGCAGCGACTGCTCCCGGGTCGAGTTTCGGATTCGATGCCGTCGGCGCATGGCACTCATGCCAGCCCAGGCTCTTATCCGAGCAGGCCTGATAGAAGAAATTCTCCGGGTCTATACCCTTGGGCGTACCAGCCATCGCAGCCCGGCCGTTACGATCCAGCAGGGTCGGGCGAATCGCCTGTTCCCAGATTTCCCTCAGTCCAACCTGTACCAGCGAACCTTCGTCGATGATGACCTTGTCGTATGACCGCGAGCGGCCCGCGTCTTCGTCCTGAAGCGTCCAGAACTCGATCGCGCCACCAGTGCGAAGCTCGATAAGCTGGTCAATTTTCGACTTCGACTCAACGACCGGCTCTACCGTGCGCAGGATGCGCTTGTAGGTCGGCAGGTTGAGCTTGTACGTCGGTCCGAACCAGCCTACCCGATCACCTTGGTATGCCCATTTGGACGCGCAACGCTCGAACAGCGTGGTCTTTCCAAATCGTCGGCCACAGCGCACCACGACCAACTGATGGTCGATGAAGGCCTGCGCAATGCTTCGCTGCGCAGAGTGAAGTGCCTGGAGCTTGACGTTCCGACTCATACGTCTGGGTCTGGATCGTCAAGCCCTGGAGGCTTCTCGTCGTCCGGCGCTGCGCCGCGAACATCCGGGAACTCATCCCTACAACGGTTACGAGTCCAATAAATGCCAGCGGCAACATTCGCGGGAACATGTTTGGTGACCTTCGCACGGATGATCTTCCCTTGGTATTGGAAGACTTCTTCGGCGATATAGTCGTAACCAACTGCCCGCTGGTAGAGCTTGGCTTTCACTCTCTCATCAGGACCGGACTTGCCAAGTGATAGAGCTTCAGCGAACTCCGGGAAGTCAAGCTTCCATCGCAACAGGGTCCTTCGCGACACGCCGAAGAATGTCGCGATCTCATCGTCCGTGGCATTGAATTGATCAGCTAGGCGGCGAGCCTGCTCGATATATCCAGACTGGAATTTCGACTTTGCCACACAGCCTCAGCCTCGACGGCCAAGCCCATGCAGCGGCGCTGGCACGGTCGGTGCCTGACGCCGCTGCTTACGCTTCCGGTCGTCCCATTCGTCGTACACCACGATGCCAATGACCACTACGAATGCGGCGATACCGAGGGCGGCGAACAGGATGTTCACGGGTCAGGCGGCCGTTGCCGCGCTCGACTTTTTGAACAAGCCGGCGGCATTGAACGCTGCCACGGCCGCATTGATCAGCGGACCGATCAGGCCACTCACGCTCGAAATGGCGTCGGCATCGGTGCCCACAGCCTGCAGGACCGAATTCACTTTGGCTTCCGCCGCAGCGAACTTGGCAATACCGGAGAACTCGGAAAGGGCGGTTTCGATCTGCTGAACGGTGGTATCAACCAGCGTGACCAGCTGGGGAAGCAGCGACAACGCGCTGAGGAACGATGCAAGGTTCATGGGTGACTCCTGGCTAGAAAATGACGCCACGCTTGCGGAGCAAGTCGAGGCAGTTGGCTGTAGCGAGGCGACGGATTTCGCGTCGCTGGATATTGCCGGCGACTCCGATGCCCCAGAGTTGCTGCTCGCCGATGTAGGACTTGGCGAGGCGGAGCTGCTCGCGGGCTGATGCGAGGTCGACGGGGTCGCGTTCGAGATCCAGCTCGCCAGGAACCGCTGGATAGCTGGAAAGGGGTTCGTCAGGCGCATGCTCACCGCAGCTCACGATTGGCTTGGTCGATGGCGCGCTGGACATCTGCGGCACCCCGGCGCACGCCGTCAGGAGCAGCAACGTCATGCTGAGCTTGGCGGATCGATGCATCGCTCGCCTCCCGGGCGGATTCGACCCTGGCGTCAGCCTGGTCGCGCGTGGTTTCGGCCTGGGCTTCCGCCTTGGCCTGGTCGTTTGCAGCCCTGGCTGGGGCCTGCGCTTCATGGCGGTTCCACAGCCAGCCCAGCAATGTGGTTGCCAGCCAGCCCAGCAGTTTCAGGATCATGGCTTGCGGCCCTCAATCTCACGGCGGAGATGGTCGATGTCGTCGCGCGTCCGGTCTTCGTCATGGGTGATGCAGCGCTCAAGCAGCGCTTCGTAGCGGCTGCGCGCCTCACCCAGTGCCCGGGCCTGCTCGTTGGTCATGGCATTCGCCTCGGCGTCGGATCGATGGGTGACGTAACCGCCACCGCCCAATGCCGCCAGCAGGGCGATAACGAAGCCCGGCGATGCACCGCCGCGCCAGAAGCGCCGACGCTCCTGGTCCCCGCTCACGCCTGGCCGCCCGCGCCCGCAGTCACCGTGGTCGTATCCGCCTTGACCTCGACCGTGGCACCTGTGGCCGGTGTCTGCGCCAGCAGTTCCGTCTTTCGATCGGAGTTCGCGCTGTTGCCGTAGAAGTACCCGCCGACCAGCGCGGCCATAGAGTTCCACGCCGTCAGGATCATGATCACCGCGTCGTGCGATGAGCCATCCGCCTTGGGCAGTCCATTCACCAGCGCGTAGAGGTCCAGCGCGAAGGCGCCACCGACCAGCAGCACCGCCACCAGGGTTGCGGTGACGCCACGGTTCTGAGGGGTTGCCATGTCTGTTCCTGGTTACGCCTTGACGCCGGCGATGGCGTGAACCTCTTCCATCGCCCAGTTGTAGATCGTCTGGTCGGTGATCGTGACGCGCGTGATCAGCTTGCCATTGACCTTGCGCAGCTCCACGCTGGTGCTCTGCTGGAAGGCCAGTAGGATGAAACCGATCCGGCGCTGCATCGGGTCGGGCGTCTGCAAGACCTCGATCGCATCGGTGACCAGTTCCCGGATCTTGCCCAGGAACTCGGCGCTGGGCTTCTTCATCTTCGAATCGTCCAGCAGGTACAGGGCACCCTTGAGCGATGTCAGCGCGGGGTATTTGCGCTTTGCGGTCATCCCTGCACCGTCGCCAGGGCGAGGCGGTAGGAGACCGGCCAGTCGTCCGGCCGCGGCTTGCCCGGGCGCCAGTTGCGCAGGTAGGACTGCCACGCCGCTTCCTCGTCGCCAGGAGCCGGTAGCGGGTTGGTGTCAGCCCAGAGGATCAGCCGGGCAAAGGCGCAGGCCAGCCTGTCACCCTGCGGCAGCGCAAAGGCGGCGTAGACATCGCTCTCGACAGCGGCGACGGCGCAAAGGCCGCACACCGCCCGGGCGTAGGCCTTGGTCGCCGGGCTGGTCAGCACCCCATGGATACCGCCGCCCTGCTCCATCTGCCAGTAGCTGCGCGCCGGCCCACCCTGCTGCTGCCGGGCCAGGAACTTCGATTCCTGGTAGCCGTTGGCCAGGATCTGCACCCGCGCGGCGGTGCTGTCGAACTTGGACGGCAACAGGTGCGCCATGACCTCGGAGAGGATGGCGGCGCCGGTTTGGATGGGTGACATGCGCGGTTTCCGGGCAATAAAAAACCCGCCCTGGTCGGGGCGGGTTTGTGAGTTCTTTCTTCCCGGTGTACTCACGGGAAATCTACAGCGTGGACACTATCACCAAATTTTCGGGTGTCAATGGCTCTGTAGAGCCATTTCATCTGTACACGCCCTTCGAAGATTGCCGTCTCGATGCTCGGCGAATTCGGCGCGCTCAATGGCAATCTCGGCCTGGATCCATAACCAGCCGGTAGCGGCATCCTTGAGCTTGTCCCAGGACAGGGGCAGGCGCCGCGGCAATCGTGTTCGTGGCCGGCCAAAACCAACCAGCTCGTAGGCGTGTCGCGCGAGGATGTTGCGAAATGCCTCGGCCTTGCGCATTGCCGGTCCACCTTCGAGCAGCATGTGCGCCGCCACAGCGGAGATGATCGCCTCCATACGCACTGCTTGCCCGGTGCCGATGGTATAGGCGATATCCGGACCGATGTCGTGCGTGCTTCTGCGCGCCATCGCGAGCGCCAGGTTCAACGCGTTGTCGGCCGTCATGCTGCCGGCGACGAACGGGACATAGCCGCCACCACCCGGCTCACGCCACGTCGTCGAACCAGATAGCCGTCCAAGGCGTTCAACGAAACCAGATCGATCCGCATGGTTGAAGGTATCGATGTTCATGATTCACCCCTGGTTTTGAGTTGATTGAGCTTTGCGCGTATCTCGGGACTGTCGCCCCATTTCATGTTTCGGTCGCGGAAGACGAGTCGCTCCGCTCGCGCGAACTCTGCGGCGCGCTCGGTAGGCGTCAGCACATCCGCGGAGTGGCACGCGGCGTCCGGGCGTAGGGTTCGGCGGGCGCGGATCAACGCTTCGCCTCCTCAAACCGCCTGCACGAATGCCGCTCGCCGGGAAACCAGTAGCCGAGGCCGATGCCGCAATCGCCCATTGCAGCAGCGGGGTTGTCGCGGTCGCGGAGGAAGTGGATGCAGTGGGCGCACTGGATCATCGCCATTGCCTCTTGCGCTTGCCGCTACGAGGCGGCCGGCCTGGCGCGGGTGTGTACGTACAGGGTTTCGCACCCAGCTTCCATGTCGGCGGAAGACCCTCATCAGCCATGGGCTTGGGATCTCGCGGTGGATCGATCGGCATTGCCAACATGGCAAGTGCATGCGCTAGCGCGAGATGTCTCAGAGTCTTCATGCCGCCACTCCCTTGAACATATCCGGTGCCACACGCGTTCCGGCGTTGGTCTCGAAGCTCTCCGTCTCCCATGCCCATCGAGCGATGAGCAGCGCATCGGCGCGCCCGTTGTCCTTCTTGCGCGCCATGCACGACATAGCAGCGGGATGGCGTTTGATCGCATACAGCCGCGCATCGTCCTTCTCGGTACCGATCAGGCCGAAGTACTTCTTCCACGTCTGCGGACGCACTTCGCACCAGCGGATGCCGTGTGCACCGAGCACGCCTTTGACGATGCCGTAACTCTCACCGCTGCGTTGCCCGCGCGTCGGTGACTCACCTGGGCGCGTCGACGGCGGCTCAAGCGCAGCCGAGATAAACGCGCCGCTGTGCTGCTGCACGATGCCGCGAACGATCGCCGACATGCGGAACGGGTCAACCTCGTTGCCGCCGCTTGCTCGGGCATACGTCGGCATGTCGATGAACTGAACCGGCTCGCCATCGGCAAGCACAACCAGCGCGCCAGAGATACCCGGATCGACGCCAATCGTGATACGCAACACCGACTCCGCGCGCGCGGGCGCGATGTGAGTATTCATGGCTTCACCCTCCCCTTTTGGGCGTGACAGATCGTTCATTGGTTGTCTCCGAATAGAGCCTTGCTGCGATTGCGTAGACCGCCGGCACGGCGCGGTTGATCGTGATAGGCCTGCTCGGGCGGTACATCACCCAACCACGAAGCGAGGCGAGATTCGCTGAAGATGTTCTGCAGGTAGACATCCCGGTCGAGTGCGATGTCGCGACCCTTGCCGGGAATGACGGTCACGATGCCTTTGCGCGGATGTTCCTTGTCGTAATAGTCATCGCGATGTAGGAACAGGATGCCGTCGGCCTTTTGCTCGATCTCGCCGGACTCGCGCAGGTCGGCCATGTTCGGACGCTTGACGGTTCGGTCAACGAGCTTTCGGCTGAGCTGGGCGAGGATAATCACCGGGCACTTGAACTCTTTCGCCAGGGTCTTGCCGCCTTGCACGATGTCTCCGTACTCGAAGCGCGCCTTCGCGCTATCGATCTTCATGTCGTGCATGTGATCGAGCAGCACCATGCGCAGCGGTGATTGCAGATGGGCGCGTCGAGCGCGAGCCATGAACTGCGGCAGTGCCAGTGCAGGCGTGTCATCGATCAACAGCGGTGCAGTCTTGATGCGCTTCATCGCCTCACCCAGCCGCGCCATGCGCAGGTCGTCGTCTGGCCGATCCTTCGTCGGCTGCTTCACCCAGCTGTGTTCGATCTGCCCGAGACACGCCGCCATGCGTGCAGCAACCTGGGCCTTGGCCATCTCGACCGAGAACACCGCGGTGCGATTGCCCAGCACGACCGCGCTGTGTACCGCGACCTGGAACCCAAAGATGGATTTGCCCATGCTGGGTCGTGCAGCCACGATGTAGACCGACGAGTCCTCCCAGCCGTGCATGCAATCGTCGAGGTCTTCCCAGGGCGTCTGTGCGCCGTACAGGCCCAGCGTCTGTTCCGCGCGGCGCAGCGATTCCTCCCACATCACCGATAGCGCCGGCCCCATCGTCTCCAGACCACTGCGCTGCGTGTTGACGCTGAGCTGCGACAGCGTGTGCGATGCATCGGCAACCAGGTTCAGCGCATCAGCGGTGCGGGCATAGGCGCCCTCGCTGAGCTTGCAGCCGATGTCGATCAGGTTCCGCAGCCTCGCCTTCTCCGCGACGATCTCGGCATGCGCGACGATGTTGGCCGCGCTCGGTGCGTTGGACTGCAGGTCGATCAGGTAACCGCGGTCCTGCAGCAGGTCGATCAGTCCGGCCTCATCGAACCAGTCCGTCATCGTCACCGCGTCAACCGGCGTGCCTCGCCCGATCAGCTCGGTGATGCAGCGGTACAACATCCGATGGTCGCGCCGGTAGAAGTCGTCTTCGTGCAGCCAGTCGGAGATCTTGGCGAGACTCGTCGGGTCGAGCATCAGTGCGCCGAGCACGGTCTGCTCCGCCTCGATCGCGTTGGGGGGCACCCGCAGTGCGCCATCGGCATAGTCGTCGAATCGGGCGACAGCATTCATGCCGCGTCCCTCTGGCCTTCGGCCTTGGCCTTAGCCCGCATTTCGCGTAGCGCCTGCTCGCCGGTCGTGGTGAGCTGGTACAGGCCATCACGATCCACCCACCACAGCCGGAGGTAGTTCCTCTTCACGAAATTGCGGAAGTGCGCGCGCCAGTCCTTCTGGCGCTTGTGGCGCGTCCGCATCTCGCCCTCGAAGACGAACCAGCACAGGACCAGGTAATCGTCGGGCAGGCCGACCTCCGCGGCGTAGGCGAAGATCGGGTGACCATCGGGGATGGGGTCTTCGTCGCCCAGGCTATCCAGCCAGGTGTCGATCTCGATGCCGGCTGTCGGTGGCTTCGCGACCGCTGGTGCTGGTGCTGGTGCGTTGTCGGGTGCCTCCCCAGCGTCCTGTCCCTCCAGCTGGAAATCGGAGTTGGTTTTCTCGCGCTCTTTCCTCTCTGGTTCTGGGTAGGGTTGGGTAGGATCCTGTTTCGATAAGGTTTGCAATACCGTTTCTGATACCGTCTTGGATATGGTTTGCAATACCGTCTTCTGCACATCGGTGAGATGCGAGCAAAACTTAAGCAGGGCGCGGGATGCGAGAGCTTTGGCGTCCTGAGTCGGGAGCGTTTCCAGCTCTTTGAGCCGTGCGATCGCGACTTTCGGATTCGCGATGGCATTCCAGCGCAGAAAATTGGGCAAAAACACCACCTTCCCGAGACGGTATGCAAACCCTATGTGAGACAGTTCCGATAGGGTTTCCGATACCGTCTCCGAAGGCCATCCGAGATCGTCGGTAAGGTTGCCATCGGTGACTCGAAAACACCCAAGACCGTTGGTAAATGGACCGGTGAGCAGATAGCAGGCCAGGAGCTTTGCCCGGTCGCTCATGCGCTCCGTGTCGTTGGATTGCCAGAATGCAGATTGGATCTGCCCGTACTCGCGCATTACCGCCCCCTGCCGCGCTGCTGCGTGGCGTACTGCTTGGATGTGGATATGAGGTTCAGGCATCCCTGCGGTGCCCCAGGAGCATCACGCAGCGCAGCCTCAGCCGCGGCAACCTCCTCGGGTGTATGTCGCTTGTCGGCCTCAGCCAGCGCCTCGCGCACGTGCTCCAGCTGCCGGTCGTGCCAGGTGGCGGGGTGGAGGCTCATGCCACATCTCCCAGCGGCAGGCCGGGCTGCACCGCGGCGATGCGGCGCTCGGCGATCGATACGTAGTCCGGCCGGTCGTTCGTTCCGTCGCACAGCTCTATGCCAACGAAACTGAAGCCCTCGGCCACCGCGCCGCGGCCGGTGCTGCCACTACCAGTAAACGGGTCGAGGACCATACCCCCCCCTGGCGTAACCAGCCGACAAAGCCAGCGCATCAGCGCTGTCGGCTTCACGGTTGGATGATTGTTGTGCACCTTGCCCGGCGCGCCACCATCCCTGCGTGTCAGGTGCTGGCCAGACGTGTTGCTGACCATGCCGCCCTGCTGCAACGGCAAGTCGTTGCAACCGTCGTCACGATCTTCGCGCGACGCCTTGGCGCAGTAGAAAAAGCGAGCCGCCGTTCCGGTGTCGAGCCGAGGCACAAATAAATCGCGCGGGCCGAAATCGCCAAATGTGTTGACGCTCGCCTTCGCACCATGCTCAGGTCCGACTGCCGCCTGCTGGCCAGCCGCCACAGGGAAAGCCGCCAACACTTCCTCCGAGCCATCATGAAGAAGATTGGCAGGCCAGCGGCCCCCAGCAGCGCCGCCACGCGGGCCGGGACTCATTGAGAAGTCTGCCGAGCCACCAGCGTAACGCCGTGTGGCGCTAGCTTCGCCGTCACGCCCGCGCGGGGTGTTCTCATCATGCCTACATGGCATCCGGCCCGCGCCCTCACGCATCACCTCGTCCGTCGGCACTCGACAACCGTCGATATTGAGCGCGCCGGTGCCATGTGCGTCGACGTTTGCCGACACACTGCCCTTGAACGGTTTACGGGCTAGGACTATCGGCTCCCAAGCCGGTTTGAGCGCTGTCCCCCAGCCTTCCCAGTCACCGTCCAAGTTCTTCGACTTTGGGAAGCCACTTCCGTATACCCACATGAGGGTATCGCGAATCTCCCAGCCTGCATCCTCGATCGCGCAGGCCATGCGGTGGAATGTCCTCGTTCCACCGAAGGCGACAAGGTGCGCGCCGGGCTTGGCGGCGCGGAGAGCCGCGCGCCATGTCTCTGGATCGAACGCAACGCCGCTGGCATCCCAGGTCTTACCCATGAATCCCAGCTCGTAGGGTGGGTCGGTGACGATTGCGTCAGCGAATGCCTCCGGCAAGCGCGCCAGCACCTCACGGCAGTCGCCGGTGTGGATGGTGACGGTCATGCGCCCTTCACCGGCCAAGCCTCAATCCCGTCAACTCCAGCAGAGTCGGCGACATTCTTGGCCAGCCACAGTTCCGCCTTGAGACTGAGCAGTTCGCCGGCTGGCACGTCGATAGTCCCGTCATGCAACACGCGCTTGTCGTGCTGATGCGTGTCCTGGACGCGGAAGTCGATCACCGTGCTCATCGAATCCACCCCAGGCGCGCGGCAATGGCGATGGCGAGGATCCAGAGTCCCACGGCGAGGTAGGCCAGCCAGGTCAGCCATACGGCTGCGGTGACAGCCCACCAGGACCAGTCGGTGAAGTGCGACAGCTTCAGCAGCGCGAAGACGATGAACATCGCCCAGAGCGTCAGCATGATGGTTACGAAGGTGCGGTTCATGCAGTGACTCCCACGAGGACGCGGCGCAATGCCTCGTTCTCTTCGCGTAGCCGGCGGTTCTCGCGCTCTACTTCGTTCTCGCGTTTGCGCAGGCTGTTCAAGTCGTAACCGCGCTGGGCCAGCATCCACAACAGCGGGATGTCATTGCCCATGCAGTCGAGGAAGCGCTGGAGCTTTTCCCACTTGATGCCCTCCTGCCCGCTCTGGATACGCGACCACTGACCTTTATCCATCGCGATATCCGCGCTGGCTTGTTTGTCCAGGTCGTAGCCGGCAACCTCAGCGGCGAGGCCAATGGAATCGCCAAAAGTGCGCTTACGTGCGATTTCGTCCGCACTGACACGGCCCAGCGGTAAAGAGGGCTGCTCAACAGGTCGCATTGGGATTGAGTTCGGTTGAGAGGTGGTAGACCCGCAAACTACGGGCATGGAGACGAACGATGGAAAACGAAACAACCTGGCCAATCTTCTGGCTCAGCGAAGCGGCCAACGACCCCGTGTTCGAGGTCGAGGAATAGGCGGACTCCCCCCGGTGGGGGCCTTGGGTTGCGACACCACCAACCACCAACCGGAGGGAATCCATGAACAACGAAACCAATCGCTCACCGGCCGACGAACAGGCGATTCGAGCCGGCAAAGACATGGCGCATGCGGTGCTGTTCTGCGCGATCATCAAGCACCATCCAAATCGCGAGGCAGTTCTGAATTCGATTCGACAGGCGCATCTGCGCTTGCCTGGGATTGCTGCTCAAGATCCGAGGGATCAGGGCGACCAAACGTCTGCGAGTTATGTGTTTCAGACGTATATGGAGATGATTCGCGAGATGGAACGCACGATGCCCGGCTAACCTCAATCCGGCTTAGCCCTCGATACATCGCATCGAAGAACTTGGCCCAAGCGGCGTCGAGCTGGGTTGCTGCGTCCATGTCAGCGTCCTCCCTTGGGGTGACGCCACTCAATGAGCGCCCAAAATCCGGACATGCAGAGAGCAAGCACCAAGGGAATTGCCCAGAGACCGATCCGATTCATCAGCCACCAGCTGCAGGCGGCAAAGGCAAGCATCAAGCCGCCAAGAATGAAGCCCAGGAGGAGGCCCTTGCGGGCCTCGACGATGATGGCTGTCGCGCGGGGACTGAGCATTACTGCGTGACCGTTCCAAAGCCATCCTGCTTCGGCGGGATGGTTTCCACGCTCGCAAAGAGGTGGTCGTATGCCTGGAGCGCATCACGCGTCGCATTGAGGATCGACGTATTACCGGCACGGACCGAAGTCAGCACAGCTTCCGTCACCCATTCGTACTTTCGATCGGCCTTGCTCATAGCGGAGATCTCCGGTTTGGTCGTTGGATTGCGGGCAAAGGGCGACTTCCAGCTGGAAAGCAGCTGGAGACGTTCGCGAAAGTTGGCGAGCCATGAGTCCATGGGCATCGTGACGATTGGGGGTGTGGGGGCCAAGGCGAGGTCAGACTTCTCGATGACCTCGACATACCGCTTCGGGTCCCAGGACAAAAGAGCGCGGAGCTTTGCCGCGGTCCCCTCAGAAAGCGCGCAACTGCACGGAGGTGATGCCGCCATCTCCTCCCTCACAATCTCCCGGATGCGCTGCTCGTCCATCTCAGGCCGCCCTCCGCTTGCGCTTCGGTTCTGCAGGTGCTGGGCCGAAGACGTCAGGGCGCAGCTCATAACGGAGTCGCAATGCATGCCTTTCAGGAATGGGCCTGTCCTCACTCCACATGGCGACTGCCGACCGTTGGATGCCAAGGGCATCCGCAAGTGCCTGCTGAGTACCAAAGGCTGCTATTGCGTCGCGCTTATAGATGTCCATGGATCGGGATTGTCAGGATGCTGACAGAGCCTGTCAAGACCCTGACGGCGGGAAACTGTAAGTTTCCTGACATGGATATAGATGCTCTCGCTAAAAACGCTCAGTTCGCCAGAATAAGGGCGCAATTTGCCAGCCCCCAAGACGCCGCCAAGGCTATCGGTTGCTCGCGAACGCTCGTAATTGCCTGGGAGAATGGGAGTAACAGGTTGCGCGGGAGTCAGTACTTGCTTAAGGCTGCTGAAATCTATCGTGTTCGCCCCGAGTGGCTAGCTGAAAACCTAGGCGATGATGGTTACCCATGGCCCAAAGAAAACGGCCGTAGCAAGCCAATCTCAAACCATGAAGCGACGCAGGAACACTCTCTTCCAGGGCTTCGAAAGGTGCTAGTGAGAGGGGTGGCAAGCGTGAATGAGCATGGATTCATTGACCAGATATCTGACGACAAGGACGGTAACGGCTATTTCCTGGTCGATATCGAGGACGGCAATGCCTACTATCTGAAGGTGCGTGGTGCCGGCTCCCAATTCGTTGCAGAGCCAGGATGGTATGTTCTTTTGTCTCCCAGCTCTGAGCCGCTTCCCTCCGAAAAAGCGGTCGTCAAATTGGTTGATGGAAGATGGTTTATGGGCACCTTCGAGAGACATGAAGGTGATGAATATGTCATGCGTCGTGCGGATGGAAAATTTGCGGTTTTTCCTGATAAAAGCGTGGAATATGTCTACCCGATACATGGCACCATGTCTCCAAGACAATTGAGAAAATGAAAGAAAACAGGGGATAAAATTGTGAAGTATATAATATCAAACTACTCGATTTTTAAATTACTAGTAGTCATTCCTGCGTTCTTCATATTAACTACAGCCGAAGCATTACAGAGAACTCCGGCCGAGGTTAGCGAAGAAATTACATGGGCGGCCAAAAAGGACGCGTCATATGTAAAAGAAAAAGGAATGCAAAAATTGGTAGTCGAGATTAAGAGGTGCTATTCACAGACACCCGCCCCCGCCTTTAAATGCGTATATTTAGACTTAGGAGCGTGGCATCTAGATACCTCATTCGCTAAAGCTGCAGGAATACCCCATGGAAATGAATATTTCGATGAGGAAAAAATCAATGAAAGACTATCTGAGCAGATGTCTGCAGCAAACATTGATCAGGATACTGCTCAACAATATATATCCAATATTATTGTTGCAATGAGTAAAGCGGTGGATTATGAGTTGAACGAAATATTAGAGAATGATGACAAGATAGGAAATGTATTTAATACAACTCCAGAGCAGCTACATGTTGCCTATGATAATAATGAGGTTTTAGCAGATAACGAGATGCGAGATAAGATCATAAGAATTACAGGTAAAATTAAATCAATAGATAAAAATATAAACGATGATGTGGTTCTTGTTATGCAGGCGGGTGATGATTTTTCTCATGTTCAGTTAAGATTGATGGAATCGCAAAGGTCAATAGCGGCAACTTTGAATCGCGGGCAATCCGTGACTATTGAATGTCAGAAAATGAGAAGGATACTTGGGTCTCCATTTGGGTCCAACTGCAAGGTAGTTCCCAAATAAACCGGGCCAAATTTATCTAAAGCAGCGATCCATAGATGGACAAATCCAGGCTATCGCTGAAGATCATCAGCGCAGCATAAGAAGGTGAACACACTCTAAACGCGGGTCAGTTTACTGACATCCTTGGTTGTCAGCATGTTGACAACCATCGTCAGGATACTGACAATCCCCTCCAACGG